CTATTTATTCTATTATCTCCTTAAACCTGTCCACTATCACCCCATCAACCTCGACCTTCTCAAAAAACATATCGTAAGGTCTAGCAAAAACCTTTCCTTCTGGATGATCTGTATATACCACTAACATTTCATTTGATTCAGTATGGAGTACGGAGTCGCATATAACTGTGTATACGCCGCCTTTGTAGTGCTGGTATTTAGTCATGGTATATCACCTTTACTTCCTTCATCCACTCTGCAATTTCTTTAATGCTCATGCCGAGTCTTTTAGGGCGCTTACTCTTTGAAGTAATCGGATTTGATTTGCATTGCCCGCATTCCTCAACCATTGGCGTAAACTTCCCAGGCTCACAAATCGGACACCATCCATCTTTTATTGCTTGCCAGTTTTCCTTCATATTCAATTAGTTTCCTCCTCCAATGCATTCTACCTACACAGCACCAACCTCGTCCTCTCCTTCTTCTCTGGCACAACCCCATTCTCATCCGACCAATACACAACATCTGCCCAAATATAAATACCGTGCAATCCCTTTGCGTTTATATTCCATTCAATCTTGAGAATCTTGTTTATTGTTACTGTCTTTTCGATACCGTGCAGGGTCCATTCCTTTATAGGCTTTCGTATCTCTGGAATATCTGTGCCAAAATCTACATTAAACCTCACATTATTAAGAAATACTTGCTTTCCCTTTGGATCGCGTTCAAATATTAAGCATGATTTAGAGCTGTATTCTTCTGAGCATTTACCTCCGTGCCTGACGCTTCTTATGCAGTATGGACAGTCTTTGATTTTACCCCACTCCTTTCTCCCTCAAAATGTTTAATCGAACTATACCAATTCAACGCCATTCCACCCTTGTTCCATCCGAAAATATACTCTTTAAATCTGACATTCTGGCACAATCTTTTCTTCCCAAATAACCAAACAAAATATTATCGTCGCACTCTTTAATTAGTGAATAAATTTCCTTGGCTTGCTTTCTGTCTATTTTTCCGCCACAATCAGCTTGGTACAGGAAATTAGCCACTTCTTCCGTTACTTCCTTTCGTTCTATGAGTTCCTCTGTAGTTTCGTTATACTTTTTGAAAAAATCTTCCCTATTGCTTCCGCTTAAAAACATAACCTCCGGTATATCCGTTCTTGCATAATGTTCACTAAATTTCTTACTAACCTTTTCTGCTACCACGTTTCTGAACCTGTTAAAACCACCATACCCCATGTCGCAACTATGCCTTTTTGAACTTATTGTTATTCCCATAAGTGTTCATTTCCCCTTCTTCCCAATATCCCTAATCCCTAATCCTCTGAGCCATGCACTAGCTAAATAGACCTTTTTCTTAATACTTACAAGCCTTAATGATAGATTCGTCACTTATCTTACTTAACGAGCCATTCATCTGCCTCTCTACTTGCTTCATATCATATTTCACTTTGCCGTTTTCTTTCCTCAGTATATCCCCACACTCCAAGTTGATGGCATGTAATATTTTTTTAAGATTACCTATTTCGCTTAGTCTTCTTTCGAACTCGTCATCATCCGAGCAAATCACAATCCTTTCGCAATTTTTAAGTATCATTCCTTTCGTATCGTTATACTTCTCAACCCTTTCTTTTACCTTTTCCTCAGAAGTTACCTTTCTTAGCTTTGCCTTTAGCTCATCTAGTTTGACGAAATAGTGATTCCTTATTTCATCCCTAACCTCATCCGCCTTATCTATTTGGACTAGATGGACTATTTTTCTTCGATATATTGAGTTGTGACCGGATGTTCTGTTTAGGATAATGTAATCACCTTCATAGAAATCTACAATTAATCCTATATTATCCTTTAGTCCTACTGAATCGTCAGACCCTAATGAAAATAGAACTCTATCACCAATCTTAAACATAATAGTTAATTCCCCCTCTTAGTTATATTATTTTTCTTTCTATATCTGCTATATATTGTAATATTGGATATATTTGTTGAGGAACTACTGCATTACCTAGGCATTTAAGTCTGTCCACCCTAGAGGGAACCCCATTAGCCACTCGACCCACGTTGGGTTCAGTTGGCCAGATTCCTCCGACACGCACATTGAAAGATTCACTTGCTTGCCCATTTCTACCCTTCGCTGGATTGATGGATTTGACAAATTCCCCCTGTCCCTGCAATCGCTTGCTTGAGGAGTTGGCCACATCCGCACTACTTCTGGGTCTACCTGCTCCCTCAGATTGGCTGGTCTGCTCCTGCCCTTCCTTGAAGTAGTCGCTTGTCTTTGTAATGCTTCTGGTGACCTCTGCGGAAGGTAGTCCATCGTGTTTGGAGTAGCCCACAATAAACACTCGTTTTCGTTGGTGTGGGGCATCGACGGCACAAGCTGGAATAATAAACGGTTGGACTTCGTATCCGATTTCTTCAAGACTTTCCAAGATTTCATCTGAGATATACCGTCCGGTACGATTGAATGATTCTCCAATTTCTCCGATGGCATTACCTTCTTCGTCCACATTAGGATTCTCTTTGAACTGCACCATACCCGTGAACCCACTAACATTCTCACCAATGACCCAAGCGGGCTTGAGTTCTGATATGACTCTAAGCATTTCTGGCCAGAGGTAACGGTCGTCATCTTTTCCTTTTTGTTTTCCTGCGACGCTAAACGGTTGACAGGGAAATCCTCCACTAAGAAGGTCAACTGTTCGTATACCTTTGCTCTTGACGGATTCAATGTTAACATCTCTTATATTCCTCCATCTTGGTACGTTAGGCCAATGTTTTTCTAGTACCTTTGTAGGGTAATCCGCGAACTCACATTGACCTACGGACTCAAAACCTGCCCATTCAGCGGCTAAATCTATTCCCCCAATCCCTGTAAAAAGCGAAAAGTGTGTAAGTATGGCGTTCACTCCTTCTCTATAATTCTTTTATACTCCTTTAGGCTCATTAGTACCCATTGTGGTTCTTGACCGCGCTGAATAAGTAAAGGACTCCTAAGTGCATCATTAAAATACTTTGAGAGATTCCTAGCTATTTGCGTAGTGGAAGCCAGTTGTTCTGGCGAAAAGGTAACCTGTTTTTTCTTCAATTCAATACCTCCCTATACAGACTATTATATCACATATCGTATGTATTGGACAGGCAAAAAAGAGAATAAAGGCCAATATTTAAACCTATTTTACCCCTTTGTATTGCACACACTTACTACAAAAGGGTTGGGAGTTGAAACACCAGTTCTTCTTGTCGTGACAGAATCCATTTTGATTATGTTCGCATCCGATACATTGACTTGCTCGTTTCTTTCTTCGTTTAATCTTTGCCCTATCGTATCGTTTACCCTCTTCAGTTTTGGTATGTATTATTGTGCTATGGCTAACACTCATCACTTATCAGCTACTTTCTCAGTTAGTATACTAAGCTTCATCGTAACCCCTATAATCCGGTATGGGGAACTTAAAGTTGGACAGACCGAGCGCCTTCAGAGACTAAAAAACAATAAATTAACCCTGTCTTCAAGTCTCTGAAAGACGCGAAACCGTTTTATCCGTCTAAGTATCACCATCAGCCGAAACAGTTCTCGTTCTTCGTCTATTTCTAGAATATGAGCTACGCGCCAAAATCTGCCCTTTGACTGCTTGTTTATGCCCATACCGCGTTCCACTGCTGGAACCAGATTCCATCCTGGAGCCTTAAGGTAGCCATCACCATAACAGGAGTCCTCGATGGAACGAGAAACCATCTATCCTGTCTGCCACCCCTTTTAAGTGCTTAGCTCACACTACCACGATATTTTAAGGCGTTATCTCGTGACTTAATACTCTGTACCGCCGGACAAATTCAAAAGCGACACACTTCATTGTCGAAGTATGCCGCGCGATTACCATTTAATCCTATTGCCCTAGCTTACGCTATGGGTTATAATGATTTAACGGTTGTTCTTGATTGTAGCAAGTTCAACACTAGAAGTGCCTAGGGTGTCCAAACCCCTGGGCGCTTTGTTTATGTAGTTACCTACATTATATCAATTAAATATATGCTTGTCCATAATAATTTTTAATAGAGTTGGAATAGTATTGACAGTACTTTGGCAACAAAAAATAACCCCTCAACTCAATTAAGAGAAGAGGGGTTATCGTACTTTTAAAAATTATATTAAACGGCAGTATCTCGATTAATCAGAATCCCAATCACAGTCGCTACGGCAGAAACACCATTAGCAATCGCATTGATATTATCATTAGTTAATACAACGATGCCGAACGCATCAGTTACGAGCTTTACCGCACCGAGGACAGCTATCATCAATGCAGGTTTGCGGAGTTTTTCGAGCATGTCAATCATTCCTTTCTTATGGTAATTGAATCCTCTTGCAAGCGTACTTCTTCCCTGTTTCCTGAACAAAAGCATCGGCTAGGGAGTCGAGGATACGAACTAGGACATATCCGTCCTCGTCCTGCTTAACTTCCGCCACGCTACCCACACCATCCTTAATCCTCTTCATCTCCGCATCAATAGCGTTCAATAGATCATCCCACGTTTTGCCGTGCCTGGCTAAAAACTCAATAGGGTCCACATGATTTGTCTCATGCCACATTTGCGATATGCCGCGATGAGAGTACACATTGGGGCCAGTATACCAACCATACCTAACACACGCCTCAGCGACAAGCCAGACTGTCCTATTCCACACTTCGGAGAATGGTTCAACCTCGCACATTTCAACAGAGAGAAATCGAGAATTTGCAGTTGGTCCGGCGTGCCATGCTTTCTCGCTTTCAGGAACACAGCGAACAATGGTTGTTGCATCCACGAAGTAATGAGCCGATGCTTGTCTGTCTGTTGAATTGAAGTAATTGTGTTCTTGTTGTGCCGTTGCTCCCGGTGTTGCTGTGCTGTGAATAACGAATCCTTGGGGAGATAGCTTTGTGCCCGGTCGATTGAATTTAAGTAGTTGTTCTGATATTTGATAAGACATGATTAACCCTTTCCTTTCAGTTCTTCTACATCTTTTTGCAGATAACCCATCGTCTTGTCCATGCTATTAATTGTGTCGCTAATCTTAGTGATACTCAAACTTATCTCATGCTGGGTATCGTCCGATTTCCTGATGTGATCCATTAGTTTTGATTCTCTTTCTTGCGAATTGCCAATTTGTTCACGATGTTCCTTGCGAGTATCGAATAGGAGCCAAACAAATAGCCCAGGCACAATCCCAAAAGACATTACGAGTTGAACTACCATTTCAGATGTCATTTAGCCACCACTCTCCCCTTTATTGCTTCAATCGTTTTTGGACCTATTCCCTGTACTCTGTCAAGTGCGTATACGTCCTCATACGGCCTACCTTGTATGATTCTAACCGCTAGTACATTACCGATGTCAGGAAGGCTGTCTAGGGCCTCTACGGTGGCAGTATTAATATTTATCTTAGGGGAGTCTCGAATGTGCAATACAATGAATAGGGATATGGTTATGGATATTATTAATAGAACTATGATGAGGAGTTGTCTGTCCTTTGGCTTAATAGAGGATATGAAATTGTTAGTTTCGACAAAGGCTTTTTGATAACCCTTAGACCATGTGCGAGTGCTTTCGTTATGGTTATCGAGAGGAGTTTGTTCTTTTTCTTTTAGCCATGAAGTTAGCTTAGTCCACATTTTGCACCCTCCTAGGATCATAGGAAAGAGACACCGATTGCTCGATGCCTCTTTTGGTGCGATATATTGCACCCCTTGTCATTGGGATTTGTCCTGTACTAAGGCTGCTCGGACAAAGAGCATTTGTCGCAAAGATGATCAGTCTTGCCTAGCCTTAGTGGGAATAGTTTAACATAAATAGTGGTTACATTAAAGATAATTGTTGGATGCCGTTGTGGTAACCAAGGTAGGAGAGGATTTTTTGCTCACGTTCGGGGGAGTAGAATGGTTGATTGGGGAACCAAGTTTTAAAATCACGGTTTCCTTTTGAGCTGTTGCATGATGAACACGCGGGAAGAACGTTTGCTGAGGTTAGCTCCCCTAATTTACTGACGGGGATAAAATGCTCAATCGTAAGCTTTTTAGTTGTTTCGCAATAGGCGCAGGTCCGGTTGAAGTCCTTCTTACATTGCTCCCATTGTTCAGGAGTAAAGTTATTGTCTAAATTATGTTCCCTCGTCCTCCTCCTCTCGTAGGCTGTGTTCTTTACATTTCTTCCCTTTTCAGTTTTATCATACACCGCATGCCATTCCTTGGAGTATGCTTTCGTTTTCGCTAAATTTTTAAAATAGTATGCCGTTCCTCTTTTCTTTGCCTCCTCGATGTTATCTAAATAATATTGCCTACCGCGTTTCTTGGAGCATCCCTTACATATGCATGCTAACCCATATTTACCACTGGGTTTTTTATGGAAGTAAGTATCATCATTTGCTAGGAATGCCACCTTGCAAACATAACATGTTTTTTCCTTAACTAATGGTTCTTCCTTAATTATCCTGTGATTATCCCTATACACTTGACTCTTGAATCGTATTTTTTCCCTATTTACCTCCTTATATATCGAGTTTTGGATTTTGATCTGTTCTTGGTGCTTTGCTTTGTATATTTTTCTTTCGGTTGCCGAGCACTTTTTGCAGACACACTTTAGTCCGCCTGTATTCCTTTTGGCTATACCAAAATTATCACTTGTCGCAGGATATATCTCACCGCATTTACTACACTGCTTCATTGATAGTTTTTGTAATGATGCGGCATATTCCTCTCGCTCGTCTAACAAGGGGTCCTTATTGGACTCCCTGTATTTCTTGCTATATACAGAAAGGTAGTCTTTATTTTCTTCCCTATACTGCTTTTGATATTCGGAAATAACCTTTTTGTTATCCTCGTAATATTGTTTTCGACTGTCATTAAGGGCTTCCTTGTTTTCTTGGAAATACTTTTTACCGCGTTCGTGGCAACAGATCTTGCAATCATTTCTAAGCCCGTCTCCGTTATCTTTTCTCGTATAGAAATACTCACTAGTAGCCAGTTTGCTTTCCCCACATTTGCTACAAGTCTTCATTTCACACACAACCAACCACCCCCGGAGGTATGTAGGAGAAGAGTTCTCTTAAATAATTCGGATCAACTAAAACAATACCATCAGCCACCACCCATTTGAAGTACCCTTTCATGTCATAAGTAAGCACTTCCTTTACTTCTTCATCCATAGTGATTGTGCTCGGGTAATTGGTCACGACAAATTCCTCTTTCTTTTACCCTTGCCGAAAAATGAAGCACCTGATAAAATAGCAGGTGAAAGACTTCTCTTCGGAGGGTAGTTTTTGTTGGGGAGTCCAGAACTCTTGCGGGGTTGTGTGGACTCCTCTTTTAACTTTTAGGACGACTCTCGAACCATTGCAGTATTTTTTCTTTGCGGAAGCGAACACTGGAACCAATCTTGAAGTATGGCATACCTTCATCCCTCATCCTGTCAACTGTTCTCTCTGTGACTTTTAAAAATTTAGCAAGCTCTTCTTTGGTCAATACTTCGTCTTCGTTCATTATCAACCTCGTTTCTTTCTAGTACGTATTAATGTCCATATAGTAAGTATATGACTGTACTAGACATTTGTCAAGAAAGGATTTGATTATTTTGGAAAACTTGAAAATGTTATAAGTGGCTTAATTGCAAAGAGTAGGGGAGGAAATCATAATGCCTATTGCTAGAAAAGTAGTGGCTGGCGGAGCGTACACGATTGGAACAGTTATTTATTTCATCCTCGGAGTTGCTGGTGCCGCAATCCACCTGTGGACAATCCTGATTGCCCTTGGTTCGAGTGGATTCATTGCTGCATTAATTACATTTGTCGCCCCTGTAGCCTCGCAATTTTATTGGGCCTATTATGCGTTTGCAACGACGCATACAGTCTTTAATACGTACTGGATAGCGTTGGCTATATACCTGGCTATGTGGATTGCTGTAGGCATATTATATTTTATTGGTAGTGTGCTGTCGCCGGATAATGATGTTTGACAGGAAGAGCAGGAAATTAATCCTGCTCTTTTATTTTGGCCTATTTTTTAAAATATCCTTCCTTGCATATTCATAGGCATTAGCTATAGCTTCCTTCATCGCCTCGGCCTTCGCCTTGTCAGAACCACCGCGTCCAACTACAGCATTTAGATTCTTCTCAGCCTTTTTACCCATAATTTGTTGGAATCTAGTTATCTCCTGTGGCGTAAGAGTAATTTCCACTTTCTTTTCAGTAAATGACTTAGGTGCCAACTTAGGGAATATATCTTTGCTTCCGGTTGATTCGTAGATCCTGAGTATTTCCCTCTGTACCCTATTTGGATTAAACTTAGTTGCTCCGCTAGGATTAAGGAAAATATTAAACAAACTGTTATCACCTTGAAAGTTTTTCTTCACATTACCAAAAGTATCAATTTGAGGTTCGAGTGATTTAGTTAAACCAGGTGTCCTTGCCTTGATTCTGTTTATTGCGGTATCCCCCGATCCTTCGGCGTATGTTGACCGGGTAACAGGGTCGATCACTTGCGATACCTGCTTTGCAGCAGTAGGAATTAGCATAGTAGGAGCATTGGCTAATGTAGATGAGATGCCTTCTACTGGACTATACCCACCCATAAAGCGAGTCAACCCCTGCAATAGTGATTGCTTGAACAATGTTTCCCCGCCACTCTTGACCGCATCAATGACAACATTCTCAGCATGTTTGCGATCTTTTCCGTTAATTGCCATGTCTGCCCCGATTGCTATAGATAAGCTAGAGGGCTGCAGAAAACTATATTCAAAGTACTTATCCCCAACTTTATAGGAGTAAGGATTTTTTCCAAGTGACTTTTCAAACGATGCAACATCCTTATCCTTGTCGCCCCTACCTGTGATTATACCTTTCTTAGCTAGGTCATAACCAACCATAATTAACGCAGTTCCAGTAACGCTGCGAGATATAGAATCAACAAATGCCTTCTGATCAAATGTACCATTCTTGATATTAAGGGCTTCTCTTATGGCTTTATTTAATCCAACAGGGCTATAGTCCACCGAGCGAGCCAGTAGGCTAGAAGGTGTCTTAACAAAAGGCATGACAATATTGCCTAGCCCGACATCCTTTGAGCCAAATCCAAGATATGAACCAGCCTTATTAAGGGACTGTTGAGCAATTTTAAATGCTTCTGTCATTGTGTTTACATCTTGATAAGTTCTCTCGTTAGCCGTTTTGATTGCCTGAACAATCATGTCATCCGTTGGTTCTGACACGCCAGCAAGCTTCATCTGTTGATGAAGTGAGTCCTGCTTTGATGCCTGATAGAAAGGCCGATCTCCTGCCTGTAGGCCGATTTTTGTCATGTTGTCTAATTTATTAAGAACACGTTGATCCAATCTGTCGCCTTGAAAAATCTTCTTAGAAGGTAGGTCGTATTGAGTCCTTCCCTCATAGGTATCGACAGGGTTATCTAACCCTTCTCTAATTAGTTTAACTTTTTCGCCAAATGTTTTACCTTCAAAATCTTTAGCCTTTAGCCCGCCAGTGGCATCGGACGCAACTTCCTTCAATCCCTTTACTGAACTTTTTAATTGACCAGTGATGCTAGGAAGTGTCGTGGTTCTCTTGCCTGTAAATTTACCAATAGCCTTGTCTAGTGGAGTGGCTAGAACATTGGACACATTGTCTACAACTCCAAACGCTGCATTGCTAATCGTATTTCTCACCATCGACTTGGGATTCAATAGTAAACTAATTCGCTGAATGCCGAGCATCTTCTCTCCAAATGTCGAAGGAACTTTATCAGCTATCATTTGCAACATCTTGGAGGTGGCTACTCTTTTTTCTTCTCCATCTTCCATAATCTGAATCTTCTTCGACTGCTCCACAATACTCCTAGCCGTTCCCTCATCCAACACAGGTATACCCAACTTCTCCCCAACCAACATCTTATAATTCTGATTCTGAAATCCGCCTAAATTACTCAACTCAATAATCTTCTCAGAAATCTCTTTTCGCGGTCGCACTACCCTTGGCTTGAATATTTGAGCTAATATCTGCTCCTTCTTAACCTTAGTCAAATCCTTCATGCGATCACGAACATATTTCTCAAGAATTTCAGCATCTTCACCGGACAACCCGGATTTTTGTGTTAGCTGAGTAACTAAATCATCCCTCACTTGGCTATTAACGGAGTAGTGTTGCCTAACAATATCACCAACGCTAACATCCATTTCCTTTAATCCTTGACTTACCGAACGGTTCAATTGATTCTCGGGGAATGTTCGCTTAATACCCTTGCCAATATAATCGTCAAGCAACGCCAACGCTTCAGGATCATCCTCAAACTTTTTATTGATAATATCCTTCGCCTTGTTCCATACCTCTCTATATTGGTCCTTGTTTTTTATAGCATCGGATACAAAGGTTAATGGGTCGGTTGGCATCTTTTCCTTAGTGGGCAAAGGTGACTCTCTTGCCACTTTATACAAGGTATCAACTAGAATCTTTACTGCATCCTTTTCCTTTGGTTCTCCGGATGCCAAAGATGCCTTAATTCTGTCTGCAAGTTGCTGTTCAGGAGCAATCTCAATTTCTAGCTTAGCTAATCCATTGGCTTTAGCAAAGTCGTCGTAACCTAACTTCGTTTTCTCAAAGAGCTTAGGTAGTTCGTCTTTGATTCCTTCACCAAACTCTTTAATCATTTCAGCAGACCAAGTTGTTAGATTTACGGCCCCTTTTGCCAGCTTGGTTGAGCCTATCAAGATATAATCAGCCAACACATCGACGGGTAAAGAGTTTAGATTACCCTTTCTATTTGCCAGCCTAGCCCTCGCCGCCGCCTCTACCTCGTCCAACTTCTTAATAATATCATCAGAGAGCTTAGGTGCCTTAATAATAGTTTCCTTCGCTTGTTTAGCTGGCTTTTCTTTTAACTTAGGCCCTAATCCGGATTCAACTTCCTTGGCAATGGTTTCTGCAACCTCGCTGTTTGCCTTGCCCATTTCTTCCGTTAGCCGCTTAGTCGAAGCATTAAGTTCTGCTACCTGTTTAGGGTTTCTTACCTTAGCTATGGTGTTTTCAGCATACCTTAATACCCCTTCAGGCGACAGCTTACCCCACATGGAAAGTGCCTGAATAGCTTGTCCTTGCGTCCTGGATTTTTGGGACGTTTTCTCAATAAGGCTAATGGCTTGATCGAATTTACCCGCATCGTTGGCCTCTTTGATCAAAAGCTGAGATACGGCGTTGGACTCTGCTGTAGCAGGGGCATCCGATAACACTAAATTCAGTGCAGCTTCCCTGTCTTCATTAATAAACTTACGAGCTACTTCCAGAGTATCCTTATTGGTGATATTCCCATAGTTTAATTCGGTCTTGCCTATTTGTTCTGCTAATTTAGGATCAGTTATTTCGCCCCTAGCTACAGTGTCGGGGAATGATAGACGTTTTTCTCCGACCGGCTCAACCCTTGGTGATTTAAGAGGAATGACAGGTTTATCACTAGTTAGGTTTGATTCTAACTTTATGCCACTGCCCTTAGCAGCCATCTTATGGTCCATCCCCGAAATTCCCTGAACCCCAGAATCCCCAACCTTGGGCATTTCCATTCTTGCACCAAGTGGAACATCGGTTCCCTGAACACCTTGTCCGGCCTTAACCCCAAACCTATTCAATGGACCATCCGTGGGTAATTCTATCCTCGGAGACAATATGTCCTGTCGCACGGGAGATAGCATTGGCGGTCGAGCAGGAACAACAGGATTAACAGGAGCAGCAGGAACACCCAACGGCTTAAGTATCCCCTTCGTCCCCTCTAAAGCCTTACCTATGCCCTTAAACGCACCTCTCGCCGCCACCCCACCGAGCAAGATGCCGGGCAATTGTTTTTCCTTTTCAATAAGATCCCGAAAACTCCCACCTTCTTGAATATTCTGCGTTGGTGCGACTACCGAACCATACGCTCCCGCATCCGTCAATCCACCTTTAACAAAGCTAGGAAGCCTAGAACCGACCTTCTCAACCGTCGAAGCAATGCGCGGGGATAGTTTTGCCAACTGCTTACCAACAAGCCCTACACCAGCCTCCCCAGCCATCCACAAAGGAAGCATGGGGATCTCTTTTCCAAGAATTGCAGGAAGGGACTCGGCAGGATTCGCTTTTAAATATTCCTGATTAGCCTGTATTCCTGCTAGTTGTTGTCTACCCATGTCAGCCATACCAGGAAGCGTATTCTTTGTCAGCATATTCGCAATGTCAACGTTCTGCTTTGCTGCCCCAGTATTAGCTAATCCTTGAGATAATCCTAATCCGAGTTCGCCCATTAAGCCTTTAATATCTCCTGCTTTAACTTGATCCCATGTTGATGGCTTAGGAGGTTGCACTACTGGTGCGCTCGCAGTATGTGAACTAGTCAAATATTTTGAGAAATCAACAGGAGCATCTTCGTAAAATTCAGGTTGACCGGGAGTAGGCCGACTAACGGGTTGTGGTTTATTCAACCCAAAGAAGGAGTAGGGATCGTTGTTGCTCTTTTGCGTTGTTGCTTTCCTTACCTCACCAGGGTCCTTTAACCCAAAATAACTATAAGCACTTCCCATTTCACCACCCCTTACTCCGGTTCATATCCCGGATACCTTCGTTTTACGATGTAATCCATTATGTCCTGAAGGTCTACTCCTTTATCGGCTAATGCCGATGCGTTTTCGTTGAAGTAATTTAGTATTTCCTTTTCTCCCTTGCCTTGCGAATCCAAGCTATTAACAATTGCTATAGCTTGATTCTGTGCTATCTTGGCATCTTGCGCCGTGATAGGGGTTGCTTTATCTGATTTAACCTTACTGACCTCGCTTACGGTGTAGTTTTTGGCCTTACCCAATACTCTTTGTAGGTATTCGTCTGTACCCTCGCCATACCCCTTGATACCGCCCTCTAACGAACCTGCTTGTTGCGCTCTAATCGCTAGGTACTTGGCAGCCGCATAGATACTTGACTTAGCATCAGACCTATTTGTTAAGCCTTGCTCGTCGGCAGTTGTCTTCAAAAATTGCCCTAATCCTGTTGCTCCTGATGTTTTATTTACAGCGTTAGGATTCCAACTAGACTCTGCTTCTAATAATCCTGCAAGAATAGCAGGAGGTATGCCGTTTTGTGCGGCAGCATCATTAACGAAATTGGCGTACTCTTGTGGCATACTCCCACCACTAACAATTCCCCCACCAGTTGAAACTTCGGTATCGTAGTTCGCCCTTTGTTGCGCTATTGCGTTCGACCTTCCAAACTGACTTTCATCCTGCGCCATCTTTTGTCCGAACTGATAACCACCTTGATCAAGTTGCTTCTGCGACATAGTAGGTTGACCCATGTAATTCCCGATTACTTCACCTTGTTTCAGTCCAAACTCATTGTTCCACCGTTCGCCATCCCTCGTAAACTTCTGCCCCTCTAGCGTCTGTTCTCCACCAAAAGTGCCCATTAATTTAGCGATAGCCTGTTCTCGCTCAAAGTTTGCCGCTTCAGCATCAGATTGTTGCTTATCATAAATTGACTGAGCCAACTGAGGTACTTGCGCCAACAATCCTGCTTTTTGAGACTCAAGGTCAGAAACATTACCCTGCCCGGTCTGCCGAACCCCATTCAACCAATCTTGGATACCTCTAAGTGTTTGCGCTAATTGAGCTTGGTTATTCTGTAACCCTGCACCCTCATCGACATTGATTTGTCTTTGTGCCGAATCATTAATCCCTGAATTTAAAAGGCCCCTCGAATTCTGTGTTTCATTTGTCCGGCCTCTGTTGTTATCCTGTAGTCTTCTAATTTGATTAACATTATCTAAGGATAGATTATTCGCCGCCAACTTCTGTGCGTCTGCCTGTCGTGCTGCTTCAGCCATAGAAGCCTGTACCCCTTGAATTTTCGAGCTTATAGGGTTTATTTGAGGAGCATATTGAAGTTGGGCCGAAGCATTGGCATTGTTCATCCCTTGGTATTTCTGCATCTCACTTGCTGTTCCTGACGCATCGTACCCAGCTAATGCCTGACCCCCATCGTAGGCCGTAGTTGGAATAACTGCATTTCCACCTAAACCCAACTCGCCGGACTTAATCTTAGTCCCTGGTGTCCACCTGATATAGTTGACATCTCTACTAAGGTATTTCCGAGCATTAGACAAATCATCGTCGTTGTTATAATAAGCCGTAGTTGGCATCCATACACCCCCTCTATACTGCCGAACCGAGTAGTTTAGTAATCGCCTTATCTACGCTCGTATCTTTCGTAATTGTCATCCTAATAGTGACCTTACTATCTGCCACAGTAGAGCTACCCCTTACTGAATCGACAACTAAGTTACTACTTATTTCTTCTGTGCTAATAACCGTATCGAGATAAGATTCCGCGCTTGCTGATCCAACAATGGACAGGGACGGTGTGATATAAAAGCTACTATCCTTTTCATAGTAAATCCAAAAATATACTTCTTTCGTTGCATTGGTGGGTATTACGTTATACCGAGCATCTACGGAAGTTACCTTTGTTCCGCATCTATACGTTGTCAAATACGGATTCCCATCATGCCCAACGGTCAAAAATGAATCACTAAGCCCAAACGTCACGCATTTTGCATCATCAGTCGGTAATGCGAGTGGGTCCGGCAAGACGGAGAACGTATCTCCCACCCTTTCGTACATGGTGACAAATGGAGTAACTGCGTGAGCTATCGCCAGGTAGCTTCCATCTTCACTAAAAGCAGCTCCAAAACCATTGCCAGTTGGTAGGGTAGAGGGGTTAGCTAGTTTCGCAAAGGTGTCCGATGTTCTTTTGTAAATCGTAACGAACGGAGTTATTTCATGTGCTACGGCTAAATATTCATCGTTTTTCCCCCACGCTAGTCCGTTTCCATCACCAGTTGGCAATGATGCCGGATTAGTTATTTTATCGAATACGTCCCCTGTTCTTTTGTAAACGAAAACATAGGGAGAAGCGTCAGAAGATACAGCTAGATAGGTTCCGTTATGAGAAAATTTAATGCCATGGCACGCGGAAGTCGGTTTAGTCTCAGGGTCAGGGAGTTTAGTAAAAACAGTATCGTCAATTTTATAAATCACAAGGTACGGAGATGAGGATTGGGAAAGAGCTAGATATATTCCGTCTTCCGAGTAATCAGCTCCGTACACTGTCCCCGAAGGATACGAGACGGGCCGAGTGAGCTTGGTGAACACATCGCCTGTTATTTTATAGTGGGCAGTCGTAGAACCACTAGTTCCGACTGTGAAGTATTTTCCGTTTGGAGAAAAGGCAACGCAATAACAAGCTGACGTAGGTTTTCCGTCAAGGTCGGGTTGTTTAATAAACGCGTCACCTGTTCGCTTGTAGAGTATTAAGTACGGAGTTGAACCACTCGCCACAGCTAACCATTTTCCATCGGGAGAATAAGCAACCCCGTTTACTGTTCCAGCAGGGAGCAGAGAAGGGGCGTCTATTTTAACAGGGAAGGTTCCACTTCTTACTGTTCCAAAAACCATTCT